GCTGTATTGAGTGGTATTATAGTATTATCCAATGAAGTAGGAAGGAACTTCGCCATTTGGGTATCTCCTTATGATTGGTTGCTGGGTAACTCAACGGTTAGAGTAACGGACTTTTCACCCGTATAATGTAGGTTCGATTCCTGCCCCGGCTATAGAGATAGGCTAACTCCCAAAGCCTATCTTTTTTATTTTGTCCGAAAGGAGTGATGAAAAATCGCTAAACTATCATTAAAACAGCAGACATTTTGTGATGAGTACATCATTTCTGGAAATGCTACTCAGTCAGCGATTAAGGCTGGATACAGTAAAAAGACAGCTAGAAGTCAAGGACAGCGCTTGCTGACAAAAGCAGACATTTCAGAATATATCCAAAAACGCATGGAAGAGTTGCAAGATGAAAAAATCTTGACCCAAAAACAGATCCTTATCATGCTCTCGGAGATAGCATCTGGAAAAGCAATGGAAACGATAGTTGTTACAACAAAAATAGCTGAACTGTTAGAAGATCCTAAAACTGGTAAGAGTGTGAAAGTCTATAACGAGATACCGCAATTAGTAGAATATCCAACTAAGAACAGCGATAGAAACAAGGCTCTTGAATTGCTTGGTAAGCGTTACGGTATGTGGACTGAAAAAGTTGGTTTGGACGTAGCTGATACGACAATCACAATTATAGATGCGTGGTCTAAAGATGGAAGTTAGGATCCAAGATAACGTTAACCCGCATTTTAAAGAAGTCTGGACTACTAGCAAGCCTTACAATGTGCTGAAAGGCGGTCGTAACTCTTTTAAGTCCTCGGTAATAGCCTTGCTATTGGTCTTTATGGTAATACCGTTTCTGATAGCTGGTAAGAAAGCGAATGTAGTAGTCATTCGTAAAGTTGGTAACACTATTCGAGATAGTGTCTTTTTAAAAATACAATGGGCTTTGAATAAGTTTGGATTATCCGGACGGTTCAAGGCTACCGTATCGCCTTTTAAAATACAGGACATAGTCACGGGATCGTGTTTCTATTTCTACGGTCAAGACGACTTCCAAAAACTAAAGTCAAATGACATCGGGAACATTATAGCGGTCTGGTATGAGGAAGCTGCAGAGTTCAGCAATAAAGAGGACTTCGACCAGTCTAACGTAACATTCATGAGGCAGAAGCATCCAGATATTGACTTCGTGAAGTTTTTCTGGTCGTACAACCCACCTCGAAATCCGTATAGTTGGATCAATGAATGGGCGGAAGAACTAAAGAATAACGAGAATTATCTTGTGCACTCGTCGTCTTATTTAGATGATAAGCTGGGCTTTGTAACTGAGCAAATGCTAGAAGATATCAGACGGATTAAAGAGAATGACTACGACTACTACAGATATATCTATCTGGGGGAGCCAGTCGGTATCGGTACAAACGTTTATAACATGGATCTGTTTAAACGCGCGGACAAGATACCGGACGGAGAACGAGTCATCGGTCAGCTATTCGCAGCAGATACAGGACACCAACAGTCAGCAACTACTTGCTTGCACGCTGTGGTTACTAACAGATCCAATCTCTATCTTGTGGATAACTACTACTATAGCCCCGCTGGCAAGGTTAAAAAGAAAGCTCCGAGTGTTTTGTCTAAAGAGCTACATGACTTTGTTATCAAGCAGACGCAGAAATATCCGAATGTACCAGTCATTGAAATGACGATAGATAGTGCGGAGGGAGCTTTGAGAAACCAATATTTAGAAGACTTTGGCATTCGCTGGCACCCGGTAGCGAAGAAGAAAAAAATAATAATGACAGAGTACGTCCAGTCGCTCCTTGCGAATGGTCGTTTTTATTATTTCCCAACAGAAAACAACCTCAAGTATTTTATTGAGGAGCACAAGCGTTATCAGTGGGACGAGAAAACTGTTAAAGACGACGACCCGAAAGTCGTTAAAGAGGACGATCACACTTGCGACGCGTTCCAGTACATGGTCGTTGACAATGCACAACTATTAAGATTAAAAGCCTAAGAAAGGTTTGAAATGAGTATCTTACAATCAATAAGAAATATTTTTAAGAGGGGTAAATATGTAATGACAAGCCAATCATTAGGCAATATCACAGAACATCCTAAAATTGCAATTAACAAGGACGAATACGATCGTATTCAGAAAAATTTGAAATACTATCAGAGTAAGTGGGACCCTATCCGCTACCGCAATTCAAATCGAGTTGATAAGCAACGGACTAGAAATCACTTGCCTATTGCCCGCACGGCTTGTAAAAAGATTGCCAGCCTGGTATTCAACGAGCAGGCAGAGATAAGCGTTGCGAACGGAACAACAAACGAGTTCATTCAAACGGTTTTGCTGAATGACAGGTTTAACAAGAACTTTGAGCGTTACCTTGAGAGCTGTTTGGCCTTGGGTGGTCTTGCTATGCGTCCATACGTTGACGATGATAAGATCAAGATTTCATTTGTACAAGCCCCTGTATTCTACCCCTTGCAATCCAACACGCAGGACGTATCTTCTGCAGCTATCATCAACAAGAGCCAAAAGACAGTAGGGAAAGAAACAATCTACTATACTCTGGTAGAGTTGCACGAATGGACCAAGGATAAGAAATACACAATCACTAACGAGCTGTACCGTTCTAACGAAAAGGAGCGTGTTGGTGACCGTGTACCGCTATCCGAGATCTATGAGGACCTTGAGGAAGAAGTAACGCTTGACGGGCTTACACGGCCGTTGTTTACTTACCTAAAACCCCCTGGTATGAATAACAAGGATATCAACAGCCCGCTTGGTCTGTCTATCTTTGATAATGCCAAGAGCACTATTGACTTTATCAATACCACTTACGATGAATTTAAGTGGGAGGTGCGCATGGGTCAACGACGCGTATTAGTGCCAGACCAAACTGTCCGGATCGGGTTTGACCATCACGGAGATACCGATCTAGTCACGCGCGAATTTGATCCAGAACAAAACGTTTACGAACAGATTGACGGTGGTAAAGATACACCTATCAACATCACAGACCTTACTACTCCTATCCGTTCGGACGACTATATCAAGGCAATCAACGAGGGCCTTGCGCTCTTTGAAATGCAGGTTGGAGTATCCCCTGGTATGTTTACGTTCGATGGCAAGAGCATGAAGACTGCGACCGAGGTTGTATCCGAAAACTCTGATACATACCAATTGAGGAACAGCATCGTGAGCCTTGTGGATCAGTCTATTAAAGAGCTTGTGATCTCTATTTGTGAGATTGGTAAGCTCTATGGCTTGTATAGCGGTCCTATTCCAGAGATGGACGATATCACGGTAAACCTTGATGATGGTGTCTTTGTTGATAAGAATAACGAGCTTGACTACTACGCTAAAGCCTTGTTAAGTGGCCTTGTCAGCAAGCAGTACGCTATATCTAAAGCACTTGGCTTGTCAGATGATGAAGCTAAACAAATGCTTGATGATATCAAAAAAGAGACCGCTGAGAGCATGGAGCTAGAACGTAGCACGAGCGAAGTTGATATTTATGGAGAGTGAGTAGATGGCGCGTAACAAGTACCCGGTATTATTTAACGAGGAACAACTAGAATTACGCGCTTCACAGGTCGGTGATATCTATCATCAAATGGCGCGTGACCTATTCGATGAGGTGATTGATAGACTGTTAGAACGTGGGGCTGAGTCTTTGGCTGATAACCCGTATATCTGGCAGTTGGAACGAATGAGCCAGATGCACATGTTAAATGAGCAGAACCTGGACACAATCTCCCGTTACTCTAAAATAGGCCGTGAACAGCTCAGAAAGGTCATCGAAGATGAAGGCTTTAAAATCTATCAGACGACCAAAGAACAGCTCATAGACGACCTCGGAGGCGGTGATTTTGGCGATTCTAAGCACGCGCAGGAATTGCTGTCCGGCTACTTTGAACAGTCGCACGGTGATGTTAGTAACTTGATTAATACCACGCTCCCTGGCATCGTGACAGATGTATACCGTCAAATGGTCCAGGAAGTGGTAGCCCGTCAAGTGGTCGGACTAGTCACGCATGACAAGGCTGTATCTCAAACCGTGATGAAATGGCAAGAGATAGGCTTTAAGGGCTTTATTGACCGGGGCGGACACTACTGGAAAGTAGACAATTACGCTAGGACGGTTATAAAAACAACTGTCATGCGTAGCTATCGAGAGATGCGGACGATGCCAGCGGACGAGCTGGGTATTGATACCTTTTATTATTCTAAAAAGGCTACGGCCCGCGAGGCTTGCGCTCCCTTACAGCATCGTATTGTTACTTATGGCCCAGCAAGGGAAGAACACGGTATAAGTATTCTATCGCTTGCGGATCATGGCTATGGAACTCCTGGAGGTTGTTTGGATATCAACTGCGGACACATGCTCACTCCTTTTGTACCTGGTATAAATGAACTCCCAGAGCTTGGCCCGGACGTTAAGAACGTCACGCAAGAAGAAGCGATTAGAAATGCTAATGCACAATCTAAACAAAGGGCATACGAGCGAGCTATTCGCAAGTCTAAGGAGAAGCTACACGTAGCGGAGAAGCTAGGCGACCAGGAACTTATCAGCAAGTTTAAAACCAAAATCAGAGATCAACAGGCAACCTTGCGAGATTATATCGCAGATAAACCTTTCTTACATCGCAACTATGCGCGGGAAAGGTATTTCAAACCAAACGAAGAATAAAGGCTTTTATAGCCTTTTTTTATTTCGCTCCCTTTCTGGATAAGAGGTGATTTCCTCCTTTTTTCTTGCCTCTTGCGGGATCGTTACCCGCTGGGAGCTTTCGTTGCTGGACGTAAACCGGCGAATTCGTCTTCTGGACGTAAAACAGAAAGGAGTTTTAAACATGAGTTTAAAACGTGAGATGTTAGTTGATGCAGGTATTGAAGACAAGGAAACTATTGAGCGCATTATGGCAGCGTACGGGTCAGCAATCAAAGAAGCCAAGTCAGAAGTACAAGCAGAAAACGACAGCTTAAAAACACAACTTGAACAACGGGACCAAGCTATCAAAGACTTACAAGCTAAAGAGGGAGCTAGTGAAGAAGCCAAGAAACAACTGGAAGACTTACAGGCTCAATTTGAAAGCTATAAGACCGAGAATGAAGCGAACCTTGCGCAAGTTAAGAAAACCAACGCGGTTGCATTGGCTTTGAAAGATGTGGGAGCGCATAACTCCGAGGACCTAATGAAGTTTATTGATCTTGACAAGATCGAACTTGCAGAAGATGGCAAGCCAAAACTAGAAGAAACTATCAACGGTTTAAAAGAGTCAAGCCCTTATCTTTTCGTAACAAAGGAAGAACCACAAGAACCACAGCCAAAGTTCGCGCTTGGTGGCAATCCGTCCGCTGGTGGCGATAGTGACCTCAGCCCGGAAGAACAAGCTCTATTTGCTGGCTTTGACAGCATTTAAAATAAAAGAAAGTAGGATAGACCTATATGACTATTAACTATGCATCTAAATTTGACGCAAAAGTAGATGAGCGCTTTGCCAAAGAAGCACTCTCTACTGGTATTGTTAACCAGGACTTTGATTTTACTGGTGTAAATACCGTCAAGGTATACTCAATCCCAACAACAGCGATGAACGACTACGCGCTTACTGGTAACACTCGCTACGGTACGGCTGCTGAATTAGAAAACAATGTACAAACATTGACACTTACTAAAGACCGTTCATTCACGTTTACGATCGACAAACGCTCAGTACAAGACACCAACGGAACTTTGGAAGCAGGCAAAGCCCTTGCCCGTCAACTTTCAGAAGTGGTTATTCCAGAAGTTGATAAGTACCGTTTTGGCAAAGTCGTTGCTGGTGCTGATACAGATCACGTTAAAACAGGCGCAGTAACTAAGAACAACGCTTATGAAGCAGTGCTTGACGGTCAAGTTAAATTGACTGATGCGCTTGTACCAGAAGAAGGACGCAAACTACACGTATCTCCAGAGTTTTACAAACTCATCAAACTTGATCCATCATTCGTTAAAAACTCTGACCTCGGTCAAGAAGTAGCGTTCAAAGGTCAAGTGGGAGCTATCGACGGCTTACCTGTTATCTTGACACCAACATCACGCTTGCCTGAAAATGTAGCGTTTGTTATCGCGCACCCAATCGCAACCACTTCCCCTGTTAAATTGGAAGACTACAAGATCCACGATAACCCACCAGGAATCAATGGTTACCTTGTAGAAGGTCGTATTCGTTACGATGCGTTCGTTTTGGACAGCAAGAAGAAAGCGATCTACGTTCACAAAACAGCGTAAGGAGTAACAAATGGCAGAAGAAACAAAAACAATTAAAACAGAAGCAGTAACTGAACAGGTTGCGACGGTTTTGGTAAAGGACGATGTAACCTTTACCATCACTGATCCCAATCTAGTATCTGCTTTTTTGACTAGCGGTTACGAGATCAAGGAGTAACGAATGGCGAAATATAAAGCTACTTGTAACTTTTTGATCGATTCAACAGACCAAAACTTTGACGAGGGCAAGGTCTACGAGTTGACGGCTGCAGAAGCAGAAGAAATCAACCAAAAAACAAACCTCGCGTTTGGCAAGGAGTGGTTGGTTATTGTTTCTGATAGCGAACCCGTGGCCCAAGAGGTGGCCTCTGAATAGGAGGTATCATGGCATACTTAACGCATGAAGAATATCGTGAGTTAGGTTTTGAGAGTACATGCGAATTTGATGAGCTACTAAAACGAGCAGAGCTTGCTATTGACCTCTTTATCCGTCACTTTTACGAGTTCCATGATTTTGACAAAGATCATAAGATTCGTAAAAAGGCCGTTAAACTTGCCGTTGCTTACCAGATCCAGTACCTGGACAGCACGGGCATTTTAACGGCTGAGGATAAGCAGACAATAGCAAGTACTACACTAGGCCGTACATCGGTGTCATACAGCTCAAATAACGGCTCTAGAGCCTCTGAAACGGCATCGGGGTATAATCTATCCCTTGACGCTTTTAACGCTCTTAAATCGGCTGGTTTCTTGTATAGCGGGGTGGATTATGGTCGTTATTGATAAACGGACACTAGTTGACTCAGTGACGATCTCGAAGCCAACAGGCAAAAAAGACGGGTGGGGGAAAGAAGAATTCTCCTACCCTATTCTTTTAAGTCCAGTTCGCTTTGACCGTAACTTTGACGGACCCGGGTCAGTAAATAACCCGTCCGGACAGAAGAACCCGTCATTTAGAGCGCCTGGTGTTATCTTCGTATATCCTCGCTATTGCAACGTTGAGCTTGATTCGTCATTTCGCAATTCGATTGTAAAAGATGGCGACGATGAATACATCGTGAACAAGATCGTTCCTGTTTATGAGCCTTTCAACCGCAAAATCTTTTGCTACGAAATCGAGGTGATGTAATGGGGATCAATGTCACGATTGATTTGAGCGGAGCTACCAAGAAAGTATCGCAAGCGTCAGAACGAAAGGCACAGTTAGAAATCGCGAACCAAGCGTTACTAGATATGGAGCCTTATGTGCCTTTGTTACATGGCCCGTTAAGGTCTAGCGGTCATGTGGCAGGCGACGGCTCTAAGATTATCTACAACACACCATACGCACGCGCCCAGTTTTACGGTGGTGCTTATAACAAGTACCGCAGTTTTAGCTTTAGCAAGTACACGACCCCTGGAACTGGGAAGCGCTGGGACTTAAAGGCATCAGCAAACCACGGTAACAAGTGGGCAGAAATTGGATTGAGAGCAATGGGGTTTAATAAATGAAAAGTAACAATGATTTTAACGTTGTTTTGCGTGATTTTATCAACACCCTCGGTCTACCGCTTGCTTGTGAGCTAGACTTTCTAAGCGAGCTGGACTCCTTGGTCCTATACCCGCTTCCAGGCGGTAAGGTTGAGCGTGTATATATGGACGGCTCAAGGGACGTTACTCTAATCTTTGAGATCGCAGTAAAGGTAAAGAATCAGCAAGTCGCTAGTGAGTGCCTTTGGGAAATTAACAAAGCACTTTCTGAATTTGATCTGGTCTTACCGAGTCAAAACAACTCATATATTTTTAACAATTTAACTACTACCCAGCCGTCCTTGAATGAACGGGACGAGCAGGGTTTTTATATTTATCTGCAGGATATCACTGCAAACCTAACAATTTTGAATAACAAAGGAGTGTAATATATGGCACGTCAAAAGAACGCCCTACGCGGGCATTTTATCGCACCAGTCACTGATCCAAAGACTGAACCAGCAAAAGAAGCCTACAAAGAGCTTGCGAAATGGATCGAAGATGTGGACGACGATACAGATGAAGCTACTACATCAGTCGCTTACTACGACGGTGACGGAACAGAAGAAACTACTGTAACATCTGTAAAAGGATCATACACATTTAAAGGTACCTACGACAAAGAAGATGAAGCAATGGCTCTTATCGCTGGTTTGAAGTACAAACTCGGTAACGACCGCCTTGTTTGGCATAAAGTAGTAGACTCAGACGGTAAGAACCAACACGTCGGAATTGCTACCGTGTCAGCAATCAAGGCAGGCTCTGGTGCCGCTGCAAACTACGAGGAATTCTCTTGTAAGATTTCTTACAACTCACTTCCTAAAACTACTGCAGTCGTAGGCTAATAAGTAAAAGTAAAAGCGTTCCATTTTGGGACGCTCTTTTTTGTGCATAAAGGAGGAAAAATCATGTCTATTTCAATCGAATTAAAACGCAATTATATCCCTATCAATATCGGAGAAATTGAACTCCAGTTTGATACATCACTAGAGAATATCTCGCGCCTTGCTACGCTCCAGGAAGATATCTCAGAACGCTTCAACAAGTACCAGTTAGAGCTGATTGAGCGGTCTAATAATGGAGAGTTTGACGATCTTAAAGAAGGAGTCATTAACAAGCGGGTTATTGATGAAGCCTTTGATATGCAGAAGAAAATGACGGAGATTAAGTACGATGTGCTATTCGGGGACGGTACCTTTGCTGGACTTTATGAACGTTATCCAGACCTTGACGCTTTGGATCATGCATTTGATGAAGTAGATACCATGCTGGGTGCTGAACTTGACCGTATGGGACAAGAACGGGCCAAAGCATCAGGCGCGGTTGCTGAATCATTTGTTAAAAAAGCAAAAGCGAAGAAAACCAAAAAAACCAGCAAAAAATAACAAGGAGGAATGCTCATGAAATTAAATGAGCCTATACAGAACTCCTTTGAATTAAACGGGCGCACCTATGAGGTGGACTGCTCCTTTGATCTGGTGC